GAGCAGGAGGACCAGCCAGGAATGGCACTAGCGAAGCCTGACGAGGTACTCCGCTGAGACTTCACCGTCTCCGTCAAAGAACATCAGCCACTGCCCTGGTTCGCCGGACGCGCCGACAACCTCTTGAGCGAAGCGGTTGCTGCTCTCAAGGCTCGGACTGCACCACGTCGTTATCTTGCCGTCGGCAAGGACGAGGCGCGCTGGCTGGTGCCAGTGTCCGAACCACATGTAGTCGAATGGTGCGACGCTCAAGCGCCAGCCGCTTGCCTTCTTTGCCACGCCGTACCACGGCATGCCAAGCCCGCCTCTGAACTGGTCGCCGTGGACAATCATGCCGACCTTGCCGCCTGGTAGTTCCAGCGTGTCGTACCAATGCCGACCACCGAGGGTCATGCTCTCCTTCCATGTCACGCGCTTCTCGGTTGCCACGAGCTGGCGCGCAATGTTGTAGAGAATCGCGTCGCTGTTGCTCTCTGGGCTGTGGTCGCTAAAGCGTCCCAGCCGACCGTGGTTGCCGATAGCGCCGTAAACTTCCACCTCTGGGAAGAGCGCGGCCATCGCGCGCACGAACTGCGCGAGCATCTCCGCTCCCTTGAAGATTTGGACGTAGAGACCGCCAGCCTCCACCTCGTAGGCTTGCCCTGGGAAGATGTTGCCGTCTGACTCCACGAGGTCGCCAGTCAAGAGAATCTTCAGCGTGTCCACAGGGTGGTCCAGCCGCTGAATCTCCACGACCCGCTTCACCTTCTGAGCGAGCAGCTCGATGCGCCGCTGCGCCACGTCAATGTCGTAGTCAGCACTCTTCTTGCCCAACTGCCAGTCGCTCAGTTGCACGATGGCAACCTCACGCTTGCCCTTGCGCTTGTCCGGCTTGGGTGCTGGCACGGCTGGAATCTTCATCCCGACCGCAGCATCCTTCGCCGCCCGATAGACCGCCTCGACCAGTTCCTGTGTCTGTCGGTCCTTCTTGGCGAGTGTCCGCAGCGCACGATTGTGCGCCGCCTTTAGTTCGCCTAACTCATCCTGCTCATTGAACTCCTTGAAGTCCGTCATGCTTCCCTCCTGCAATAGCACTCGCCCCTGCGGTGCCGCTTCACGGTGTCAATGCCAACGTCGGCACCCTTCTTCTCAAGCCATCGCCAGATTGACGACGTGCTGACTTCTGGTGCGTTCAGTGCGTCCCGCAACTGCCCCACGTCCTCCGGCTCAAGCCGAGGCTCAAAGAGCGAGCAGCGTGGACCCTTTCTTGGTCTCCCCATAATCCTCCCCCTAAGTGGCGCAGCTACACGCCATGCGCCGAGAGTGAAGCCCCCTCAGGCTGTTGTCAAGCCCCTAGCTTTGCGCGGTACACGGCGGCTTCTACGGCGTTGCCGATGGCCTCTTCGTCCAGCTTGATGCCACGCTTGGCGCACTCGCTGCGTACAAGCGCAAGTGCGGCTGTCTTCTTCTCTTCGCCAGCCTTTGTGGTGAGGGTCTGATTGATGCTCGCCACGGTTGCGGCGGCAATCTTCTCCAGCATCGCGTACTGCTCGCGGCTGACGTTGGCTTGAATCAGGTTGATGACTTGCTTAGCAAGGTAGCCGAGCGCGCCGATAGCAACAGGCACCAGCCCGATGATGAGCGCGTTGATGAGGTCGTTCACGAGTGGGTCCATCAGTCTCCTACTTTCGGTGAATCAGAATCATTGCAGGCGGGGTTGGGAACCCAGCCTCGCCCTTCGAGTCTCGGAGGGTCTTGACCTCAGCGGGAGTGGCTGCCCTTCCAGGCTTCCCTTCCTGCATCGTCGGGCAAGCATACGCCCAGCCATCGTTCTCCCAGACCAAGACGATGTAGTGGCCGTAGCTTGCGAGCGGCTGCTTCTTCCAGTAGTCGCGCTGCCACTTGGAACGCAGTCCCTCTGGCACGCTCTTCTGGCTGGCTTGAATGTTTAGGATGAGCGCCGCGCCGTTCTTGACTTGATTGCTGACCTCGCTCCAGTCATACGCCACGCGAGCGTTCAAGCCGAGAATCTGCCCTGCCTTCGCCAGTTCCTTTGCGGTCGTACCCTCTGCGCCGGTCGGCGTGTCTACGCGCCCAGCCTGAGCGCAGGCGGCGTGAGCCTGCTTGGTGGTCGTTGGAAGTCCGAGGAAGGTCGCGCAGGTGGCGAGGCTTGCAGGACCGCAGTCATCCATTGCCTTCACGCCGAGGCGCTCCGCGAGTCCGAGCTGCGAGCGGACGATGAGGCTCACTTGCCCTGACCCATTAGCCACGCGGTGATGCCGCCCAAGCCAGAGACGCCGAGCAGTGCCACGATGAACTTGGCAAGTCGATAGGCGCCGCGAGTCTCAGCGAGTTCCATCTTGATGGTGCCGAGGTCCTTCTCGATGCGGTCAAGCCGCGCAAGGATTTCGCTGTTCTGGCTTCTGGCTGGCATTAGATTTCAGGCTCCGGTTGCGGCTCAGGCAGAGGCTCTGGAAGAGGCTCTGGTGCTGGCGGTGGCGTGAATACGCCGTCAGTATACGAGCCGCCAATCCACACAGGCGTCTCGTCCTCCACGCGAACGCATCGCAGTGCGCCGAAGAGGACGCCGTAGTCGCGCAAGAGCGCGTCGTGAGCAGCGCCGTCTACGGCGCCACAGATGACCTGTACGACAAGGTCATCAGCGTTGAGATAGACGTGCTTAGCCGACATAGATGACATAGACCACACCCCCAGAACCGTTGCCACCAGCCCCGCTCACGATTGTGAATGAATCTCCAGCGCCAGGGTTGGTGCTAACGATTGCACCACCACCACCACCACCTGCGCCAGTTGCAGCGCCAGCATTACCACCATTTCCCGCAGTGCCAACGCGCACTGTCCCGCTCCCGCCAATGGCTCGCGCAGCGCCACCTCCTCCTGCGCCTGTGCCGTAGATGGCCGTGCCAACTGTGTTGCTAGATGCATTGCCGCCATTGCCAGCCAGAGCGGTGCCACGCGTTGCGCCACCGCCTCCACCACCTCCGCCATAGCCAAGCGCGATTGCGGTGCCGAGCGAACCAGTCACTTGCGTTCCTCCAGTCCCACCACCAATGCCGCCATTGGTGCCGTTCACTGCAAGAGGCGTAGAAGGCAACAGTCTGAAACTTGAAGCGGAGTCCGCAACGCCCTGCCCTGAGCCGTTATCCCCATTTGCTGTTCCAGCCGCGCCGCCTGCGAGTCCAGTGAGGCTTGCTTGGTCATACACATCCACCGTGATGGTGCCGCCCTTTGCTCCGCCAGCCTGCAAGATTGTTGTGCCGCCCGCACTGCCGCCAGAGCCACCAGGCACCGAAAGGTTTGTGCCAAAGGTTGTGGCTCCACCCGCGCCACCAGCAACACCAAAACTTGCACCTGTAGTAGTGCGTGTGACTGCGGTGCCGCCTACTCCGGCTGCGCCAACTCCAATCGTGACCGTGCCAAGATTGCCAACATAGAGGTCTTTCATAATCGCCCAATAGGCACCGCCGCCGCCTGAGCCACCAGTGTTTACTGTTGTTGGGTTTGTCATCCTCGCGCCGCCTGAGCCGCCGCCGCCTCCAGCGCCAACTGCTACCACAGTCACATAGTCCACGCCAGTTGGCACGGTGAAGGTTCCGCTGCTGGTGAATGTCTGAGTAAGCAAGAACGATTGTGATGCCCCAGTTGAGGTCTGAAGAATGAGGCTGTTGAGGTTCACGGTCGCTGTGCCAGCAACGAGCGCGGTTGTGGTCAGCGTGGCTGCAATGTCTACATACTGCGCCGCTGCGTCAATCGCGGCCGTGCCGCTCGTCGTGAAGCCGTTGATGGTCGTCCACGCGCTGCCGCTGTTGGCTGTCCCAATGTTGTAGGTGCTGAGTTGGTTGTTGTCGGCGTCGTAGTAGGTCGCGCTGAGGACGAGGTTCCACTCGCTCGTCGCCTGCGTGCCGTTCTTCGTGATGCTCAAGAACGCCTTCTGACGCAGCGAAAGGTTGGAGTCGTTCAAGAGATAGGAGCGAGCCTTCAGCGTGATGGTCTCACCGGACGCCGTTCCAGCCGTTGGGTCAAGTGTGACTGCCCATGTCTGCGTTGCCGTGTCATACGCCATCAGCGCCGTCCCAAGTCCGTTGATTTGCGTATCCCAGTACGGCAGTGGGTTGCCTGAGGTGATAGCCGTGTAGGGGTCGGCTGGAAGGATGTCGAAGTTGGCGTTCGGGATTCCGTAGAGCGCCTGTGTTCGCGCAGCTAGTCCGAGCGGTGAGCCACCGAAGGCGTTATCCGGCGAGACGATGAGATTGCCGTTCGGGTCGGTGACGACGCTCTGGTTCTGCGCGATGACGCTGCGGTTAGAGCCGAACTGAGCCATCTGTCTCTCCTACTTTGTCTGCGTAGCGATGAGGTTCGCCAAGTCGCTTGGGTTCTTGCGGTTGAATCTTACCGTGATGATTTGCACATACGAGCCTGGCTCAAGGCTCCACTCCACCTGCTCCACTCGATAAAGCCCAGAGAGACCAAGCCCTGCGCTCGTGACCTCTACCCACTGCCCAGGCTCCCAGCGGCTGACCAGCGCGAAGCTGCTTGCGCCAGTCTGCGCGTAGCCTGCGCTGAAGCCGTTGGTGTTGAAGCTCTGCGTGCCAGCACCACGCAAGGTGAACTGCCCTGAGAGCAGCGGCTTGTGGCGCTCGGTGAAGTAGGCAACCGAGGCGCGCTGAATCTGCGCTCCTGGGTTCTTGACTGCGGTCGGGTAGTCAATCACGTTGTCAAGGATTGGACCAGCACGCAGTGTGAAGATGGCCGTGCCAGTGTTGTCCACGAGGTCGTCGTACGCGAAGATGCTGGTGAACGGCGTGCCGCTCGTGGATGGAATCGTCATCATGACGTTCTTGGTTGTCTCATGGTCCCAGTTCACGCTGAGCGAATACGGCGCAACCGTTGCCTTGCTACTCGTCGTGTTCGGCGTGCCGGCTCCTGAGGTGATGATGCTGTACGGCGCGGTCGCATAGGTCGGCTTAGCACTGGTATCAACGAGTGCGTAGTTCAGCGTTCCGTCCAGCCCGACGTAGTAGCGGCGCTCTTTGGCATCTCCGCCGAAGGTCTCGACTACGGTGTCAAGCGCCGAGCGAAGGCTCGTGCTTGGGAACTGAATCGCCTCTTGGTTGATATACACCGTGCCGCCGACAATGTTTGTGGTGCCTGCCGTGCTGAAGGTGCGCTGGAGCGCATAGTCGGTGCTATGGAAGGAGTTGGTTGTGGAGAGCAGTTGCTCAACCGTCTGGTCCTCAGTAAGACCACCAGCAAGTGTCACCATGAGTTGCCCACCAGCATTGGCGTCAGAGACGTAGCCCACGCTCTTGATGTCGCCGTAGCCGGTAAAGGTTCCCCAGGTCCCCTGATATGGCGTAGGGAACACCACGGTGATGCTGTTATCTCCAGTGCGAATCACGCGGTCGCCGCTGTAGGTGCCACGCAAGAAACTAATCATCTGCGCGTTATTGCTGAAGCCGCTGATGCCGCTCGGAACGCCAAGCGTCACGGTGTCTCCATCGAGCAGGTTGAGGTTGGCGTAGCGGCCAGTCACGCTGAGTCGGTCGTTGGCGAGACCGACGCGAGCGTAGGACGCCTGCGTGGTCTGGGCGCCAGTGCTGGTCGCCACCGTGTCATAGGTGATAGTCCGTGCTGTTGGCGTTGCCTTCACGCGCTGGATGCCTGTGTAGCCACCAGCCGAGCCGCCGAGCATGACGCCGCCCACCTTGATTGGCTGCCCGACGACGAAGCCGTGGTCTTGCCCGAAGGTGACCGTCGCCACGCTGCCGCTGACGGTGAACTTGCTTCCAGCGACCGTGCGGCTGGCTCCTGGCTTGCCGAAGACTCCCACGCGGTCGAGGAGATAGTTCGCATCTCCGAGGCTCACGTCAGTCAGCGTGCCTTGTCCTGAGCCTGTGAGCTGCGCTGAGAGTGATGCCACTACGCCGAGGAAGCGTACGTCGGCTGTGGCTGGCGTTGAACCTGTGTTCTTTTCGCAGAGACGCACGCGCGTGTTGTCTGGAATCTTGAGGTACCACGGACCGAGGCTCGGCGTGGTCTCCTGCATCACCGTGAAGGACATGGTCGAGCCTGAGCCGTCGCCGTTGGCTGAGAGGCTCAGCGAGTCGAGTGGCACAACCATTGCTTGCTGGCGCGCTGTTCCAGCGACGTAGTTATCTGGAGGGTTCAGGAGGTCAACGGCAATCCACGCCGAGCCAACGGTGGCTGTGCCGGCAGAACCTGCCGCAGTGTAGGTAAAGGCGCTCCCGCTCGTCACGGTCACCTGGTAGACGCCGACCATTGACGTGCCTGCGGCTGTGGTCGTGTCGCCGACTTGCACGTAGGCGCCTGTCGTGAGGCCGTGTTCGCTGCTCGTCGTTATGGTGACGGTTGAGGAGACGCGAATGGCTGACGCTACAGGCGCAAGGTCAGCCCAGAGTTGGAATGGTGCGGTCGCCATTTAGCGACCTCCGTTGCGCGTCCCATTGACGGTGTTCGCCGTGAGTCCGAGGTACTTGTTCACCGAGGTGGCAACCACGGCTCCGTCCAGTTTGATATAGGTGCTAGTCGTGAGGTCAACTTGGGTGTTCCCAGCGTTCATTGGGTTGATGTATGAGCCGCCGCCGTAGCCAGCTCCAGTTGCTGCATTTTCTAGTGCCTTCTTTCCTGTCTCTCCAGCACCAACGCCGATGAACTTTAGCCCTGCGATGATGGCGTCAATCACAATCCTAATCGCGTCAAGCGCCAACTTGAGTGGCGTCAACGCGAGTGTGAGGAGGTTGATAGAGCCTTCTCCATTTGCAAAGATATTGAACAGTTCGCCAACGGAATCAACCAGCGGTCGGACATAGTTGTCTACAAGGTCAGTGAAGATTGGTCCCAGCGTACCCATCAGCCGCTCGAAGGCTGGCAGTGCTGTTTCGGTGATGAACGTCAGCGCCTCATTAACCATCGGCAGCAACTTTGCCCCGAAGGACTCGATGGCTTCGTTGAAGCGAATCTGCGCGGCGGCGAACTTGCCGCTCGTGCTGTTGGCGACTTCCTCAGCCACGCCGAGATACTTCTCGTCAGCAAGTCGCAGGATGTCCTTGAGCTTCGCGCCCTTCTCCACCTCGATGCCGAGTGCGAGCAAGCCTCGCGTGCTGCCCTGTGCCCCCTTGCCGAGCGCCATCATCACCGAGGCGAGGTCCTTGCCGGTGGCGGCAGAGATGTTGGCGGCAACCGCGTTTGCCTTCAGGAGATTGTTCTGATTCTTGAAGAACCTTGAGCCGATTTCTAGCCCAGCGCGAACATCATCATCGGTGAAACCGAGGCGAGCCATCGCCTTGATTTGCTCTTCAACCTTTGGCGTAAGTTTGTCCATCTCAAAGCCGCGCGCCTTGAGTGCGGCGTTCAGCCGGATAGTGGCTTTCTCATCCTCCGCTGCGGCCATAATCGCGCTTGCTGCGAAGGCTGCAATGGCTGCTCCAGCCGCAAGTGCGGCAGCACCAATAGCCTTGAACGCTGTGCCAGCCGTGCTGCGTAGGCGTCCCATCGCCTTGCCGATATTGCCCATCGGCGCAGTCGCAGCGTCCTTTGCTGCGATGACGAAGTTCGCTGAACGGTCAGACCCGAATGCCATTTATCTCCCTCGCTTAAACTTCAGGATGGTGTTTCGGAACACTTCATTGTTGAAGAATGATTCTACCGTCTTCGCCATCGCTTCCATCGCAGTTCGCTGGCGTCCCTCGTTCTTTGAGACGCGCGTGACGAACGGATTGGCTGGAACTGGCTTCACTGCCTTCGCGCCGTTCTTGGTCTGGCGCACGCCGCTGATTCCAGAGGTGACGAACCAGCGATACCACGCTCCACCATTTGCACCGGCGCGGTTGCGTCCAGCCCTCGGACCGACGACTGCCGCAGGCGTGTTGAATCGCGCGCGGCGGGCGGTGACGGACTTGCGGAGTCGCCCAGGGTTCTTGGTGGTCTTGCCGATAGGCGCCTCAGCGCGCATTGGCGCAACCATCGTGCGAGCTGCGTTCAGCGTGGCAATGCTGAGCAGCCGTTTGTAGGCGCTTGGGTTGGCGCCTTCAAGGAAGCCGAGACGCAACGCCTCGTAGTTGGAGTCCACGTTGAAGGAGATGGTCAGGCGGTCGAGCGAGTTAGCGGCCATGCTTCTCCTTAGGCTGGAGGTCGGACATCAGGGCAAGTGTACGAGCGAAGTCTTGAGCCTCCCACTCCAGAACCTCATGCGGTGGGATGTGGAACTCTTTGCCGATGAGGTGCGCTGCTACCAGCGGGTGCGGCGCTAGTGAACGACCCGCCGCCAGCCGCTGGGCGTCGAGCCTTATCGAGGGGGGAGTGCTGCTACCGCGTCGCTCCACTTCGTGATTGAATCGGTGAGCGCATCCATCGGCGCATCCAGGACGTTCTCTGCCGGTGCGCCATCTTCCGTGAGAAAGTTGTGCTTCACGATGAGTCGGCTCAGCGCCGTGAGTGCGCGCTCTACATTGCCGCTTTGCAGCTCAATGAAGACGCGAGCAGGAACGCCCTCTGCCTTCATGGTCGCCGTCCAGCCCTCGAATGGCGCGGACAGGGTGATGTCTACGGTGCGGAACTGTGGCTTGCTCTGGCTCATGCTGCCTCCTCCTGCTAACTAGAACTTACGGCAACGCCGCCAAGTCGCTGTTCACCACGATGCGAAGGCTCTTCGCCGTTGATGTGTCGTAGACCAGCGTGCCGGTGACTGCCATCGTCGTGAGGCCGTCTTCGGCTCCAGCCATCTCCTGCACTTCGGTTGGCACAATCATGCACATGATGTATGCGCTGTAGGTGCCGTTGCTCCACGTCAGGCGCACGCCCTTCGGCGTAGCTGCGCGGTAGGCGTCGTACCAAGTGGTCACGGCGCTTGCAGTGCTGCTCGCCGTCATCGTCAGCGTGCCCGTGAATGGGTTGCTTTCGCTGTGCGTGCTGAAGACGGTCGTGCCGTTCAAGTAGGACTGGCGAGTGATACCAGCGTTGAAGTCGAGGCTGAAGTCGAGCAGATAGTTGAACGCTGTGCCGTCAGCCGTGCCTGGGAATGTCGAGCCGTGCTGGAACGCTGTCCAGAGTCGCCCAGCCATGAATGGTGAAGTCGGTGTGCCTTCCGCGAGTGTCGCGCTGTTCTTGGCGACGTTCTGCGCAAACATATTGGCGTTCAGGCTTGTCAACCCGTTGCGGTCAGCCGCAATCGTGATGGACTCAGCGAGGCAATAGTACACTGCGTACTGCTGAAGTCCGTCCGTTGCGACGAGCGTGTAGGACTGTGGGCTGTTCGCTGTCGTCATCGAGTAGTCAAAGTCCCACAGGTAAGGACCAGCCCCTGTCGCAGCGGTGCCGCGTGTCATTGAGAGCCAGAGCGGAAGTTCGCCGACGCTCACCGCAGGAACGGTGGCGCTGAGGGTTGGCTCAATCGCAGTGATGGTGCCAGTGGAGCCGATGAGCGGGTTGCGAAGCGCAACGGAACGCTCGGCGCCAAGGTCAATCGTCACGCCATCGGAGATGACGCCAGTTGGATTGACGAGCAGCTTGCGGCCGCCTGAAGTCAGCGTTGGGATTGTGCCGGCGGTGGCTTCCTTGAAGGCGACGAGCTTGCTGAACAGGACGTTTCCTGCGGATGCTGCTGGCATGTATTACTCCTTGTCGTCTTCAGCCGCTGGTGCGGCACTTGCTGGCTTGGCGATTCCTGCCGCAATCCACGCTTGCGCGATGGCTGCGGGTGCGCTGATTGTAGACCCATCGGTTGGCAATCCACCGACGAACTCTCCCTGTGGAAGAGAGTCGGCAACGTACTGCACGTCGATGTGGCTGGTGACTGGATACGAGAGTGGCTTTTTGATGTCAGGCACTGGTGTTTATTGCCTCCACGCATGCTACTTCGATTGTTGCGCTGATTGTAAGGTAGTCCGAGTCTGCCCAAGTATCGGTCCCGATGGCTGTGGAGACAACACTCGCCTGCGCCACGGCATCCGTGCCGTCCAGCGTCACGCCGTTGATGAGGCTGTCGCGCAGCCAGGTGCGCCACACCATGAGGTCCGCATACTTGCGACCGAGGTCAGCCTGTGGCTGGATGTAGATGGTGGCGTTCAGGGTCAGCACCACTTGGCGATTGCTCGCGCCGTAGCCAATCGTGTCGTCGCCTGGAACGATGACGCACGCTGGTACCACTGGAAGGTTGTCCGGTGGATACGAGTGAACCGCGCGGAGCGCATAGCCAGTCGGTGGCGTTGCGGCTGAGAGGTGAGCAGCAAGCCCAGCGATGACCGTCGCGTCGTTAAAGCTCACCGAGCCAGCCCTTCGCGGCGGCGGTACTGCTCAAGCAGCACGCGGGACTCTGGATGCAGTGCGCTCGTCTGGCGAATAATGCCGCCGAGGTCCTGCGACCCAATGACGCCGAACGGCGAAGTGCGCGATGACCAGACTGCGCCAGCCTGAATCAGTGCAGCCTGCTTAACGGCGTTAGGGACTGACGGCCATCCGAAGACGCCGATGACCTTGACGCCACGGTAGACATCCTTCGGGAAGTTCTTCGGCCATGTGACGCTAACCTCGATGCTGCTGTACGGCCAGCCATCCAGCGCGTTGTTCGCCGGAGCGAATACATAGTCCGTGCCAGACGTCCACGTTGTCTCGTACGTTCCGTCACCGTTGTCGTCCGTCGTCAGCGAAGAGACGCTCACGAGGTCGTCCGTCAAGACGTACTGGAAGTCCTGCGCCGTGTAGTAGCGCGTCTCGGTCGCCGTGCCGAAGCCCTGGCGTCGGTCGGTGTAGTTGTCAATCAGCGCGTCGGTCGCATCAAGGACAGACTGCAACGGCGTGTCGTCCGTTGAGTCGGTGATGCCGATGGCGCTCTTGAACTCTGCGAGTGTTGCGTAGGACATTTAGCGACCTCCGATTTGCAGGACGGACACGAGCATTGTGCCTGAGGCGACAGCATACAACTGCACCCGCTCAGGAAGGTGAATCGTGGTAGTGGTATCTTTGTGCAGCTCAAAGCCTGTAGCGGCAGTCACGCCATCTGGACCGACCCAGATTTGGTGGTTGCTGGTGTTATCGCAGTGGATGTAGATGGTCGAGCCTGGCACCATGCCCTCGCCGAGCGCAACGTGCGCCGTGCCGACCGTGACCTGCCTGCTGCTGATGCGCTGCTCGCTCATTCGTTATTCCCCTTTTCCCGCCCTTTGAGCGGCTCTCTGGTCAGGGTGGCTGTATTGCCCCGCCTCGTGATGATAGCGCGCTCTACGTGGCTCCTAGATGCCTCTGCGTTGATTCTAGGCTGACCCTTGCCAGCCAGTTTCTTGAGTTTCTTGAAGATGTCCATAAACCCTCCCACTAATGCAACAGGGAGCCGAGCCGAAGCCCGACTCCCTGCCGCTACCTAGCGTCTAACGATTAGACGTTGGCTGACTTGTACGACTTCACGGATGAAGCCTGGGCAAGTCCGGTCGCGCCACGGACCTCAACCTTGTACGAGACAAGGCCAGTGTTCCAGGCGTACTCGCGGCTCACGTCCACGCGGACGCCGCCAACAAGTGCCGTGTAAATCTGTCCGAGGTCACCGAACAGGATTGCGCCTGCGGTGTCGTCGGTCAGGTCAATCAACGCTGCGCTGTAGATAGGCGCACCCAACAGTCGGTCAGGTGTGTTGCTATCGCCTGCGCGGAAGATTGGCTGGCCCGTTGTATCAACGAGACCAGTCACAACGCCGAGCGTTGTGTCGTTCATCAACCAACCAGCCTTTGGTGCGCGTCGGTACGCCTGGTTCACAGACGCCTTGAGCTTCGCAAGGTCGGTGTAGGTTGGGTTCACTGACGCCGTGCCGGTGCCTGTTGCACCAATCGTGGCGGCTGCGGC